TAATATATTATGTGCATTATAACAGCTAATCCAACAATAATCTAATTAATGTATTCTACCTTAGTTTGGATATTTTACCATATTATGGTTCTGGCTATATTCTATCAGTAAATTAAGGAAAAAATTGATTTCTTAACAGTATAAAACTAAGGTTTTATGCACAACTATTACAAAATAATAAAGATGTCCAAAGTCGCAACCAATATGAAATCAGTATACAAATTATTTGTAGAAGAAACTGAAAAAGACAAACCAGATGTTAATATGTTAGAATCACTTATCGATAGATTGCAACAAGAAGATATTGATAAGATAAATAAATTAAAATTAATTGGCAAAAAAATGTATAAACTACCTAACAATATAGGCAACCTTACTAATTTACAAATATTATACATTAATGGTAATAAAATAAATGAAATACCAGACAGTATAGGTAACCTTACTAATTTACAACATTTTTGCTGTTCTTTTAATCAAATAGTTGAAATACCAGACAGTATAGGTAACCTTACTAATTTACAACAATTATACCTTAATAATAATCAAATAAGTGTACTACCTGACAGTATAGGAAACCTTGCTAATTTACAAATATTTATTTGTTATTTCAATAAAATAATTGAAATACCAGACAGTACAGGAAACCTTGCTAATTTATGTGAATTTAATTGTTATAATAATCAAATAAGCGCTTTACCTGATAGTATAGGTAACCTCACTAATTTACGATATTTTTATTGTTATGATAATCAAATAAGTGAAATCCCAAAATGGCTATATGATATGAATATACCTAATATGAGAACTTAATCAAATAATAATATATTAATTTATTAGTTGATATGCTAATCAAATTTAAATATATTATGTAATTATTTATTTTATTTAATGATTATATCACTACAAGGGCCTTATTATATGTCATTTGATGATTTTATGTGTATTTAAAGCGTATATTTACACACCCCTAATTCAAAGGTATAATTTTCGCCCCAACCTAACTAATTCTACCTACATTTATTTCATATTGTTATCCTTAATTTATACATCTACTTCATTTATGGTTGCACCTTATAACAGCTAATCCAACAATAATCTAATTAATGTTTTCTACTTTAGTTTGGATATTTTACCATATCATGGTTCTAGCTATATTCTATCAGTAAATTAAGGAAAAAATTGATTTCTTAACAGTATAAAAACTAAGGTTTTATACACAACTATAATAAATAACAAAGATGTCAAAAGTCGCAACCAATATGAAATCAGTATATGAATTGTTTAAAGAAGAAACTGAAAAAGACAAACCAGATGTTGATATGTTAGAATTACTTATTGATAGATTACAACAAAAAGATATTAATAAGATAACTGAATTAATATTAATTGGAAAAAAATTGTATAAACTACCTAACAATATAGGTAACCTTAATAATTTACAAAAATTTTATTGTTATAATAATCAAATAAGTATATTGCCTGATAGTATAAATAACCTTACTAATTTACAACAATTTTATTGTTATGATAATCAAATAAGTGAAATATCTGATAGTATAGGTAACCTTACTGATTTACAACAATTTTATTGTGGTAATAATCAAATAAGTGAAATACCTGATAGTGTAGGTAACCTTACTAATTTACAACAATTTTATTGTAACAATAATCAAATAAGTGAAATCCCGGATAGTATAGGTAACCTTACTAATTTACAACTATTTAATTGCTCTAATAATCAAATAAGTGAAATCCCGGATAGTATAGGTAACCTTACTAATTTAAAACTATTTAATTGCTCTAATAATCAAATAAGCGGGACTCCTCAATGGCTAAAAGATATGAATATACCTATTATGATAATTTAAATATATAGTGATATGTTAATCAAAAATTAAATATATTATGCAGTTATTTATTATATTTAATGATTTAATCACCACACTATCCTTATTTTATATCATTATACTATTTAAAGAGGGTATTAAAGATGACCTTACACTCTTCCTAATTCAATACTATATTTTTCGCCACCTACCTAACTAATTCTACCTACATTTATTTCATATTGTTATCCTTAATTTATACATCTACCTAATATATTATGTGCATTATAACAGCTAATCCAACAATAATCTAATTAATGTATTCTACCTTAGTTTGGATATTTTACCATATTATGGTTCTGGCTATATTCTATCAGTAAATTAGGGAAAAAATTGATTTCTTAACAGTATAAAACTAAGGTTTTATGCACAACTATAATAAATAATAAAGATGTCCAAAGTCGCAACCAATATGAAACCAGTATATGAATTATTTATAGAAGAAACTGAAAAAGACAAACCAGATGTTGATATATTAGAATCACTTATTGATAGATTACAACAAAAAGATATTGATAAAATAACTGAATTAAATTTAAGGGATAAAAAATTAGAAAAACTACCTAATAATATAGGCTATCTTACCAATTTATTAATATTTAATTGTGATGATAATAAAATAAGTGAAATACCTGATAGTATAGGTAATCTCACTAATTTACAAAAATTTAATTGTTACGATAATCAAATAAGTGAAATACCTGATAGTATAGGTAACCTTACTGATTTACAAAAATTTAATTGTTATGATAATCAAATAAGTGAAATATCTGATAGTATAGGTAACCTTACTGATTTACAACAATTTTATTGTGGTAATAATCAAATAAGTGAAATACCTGATAGTGTAGGTAACCTTACTGATTTACAACAATTTTATTGTGGTAATAATCAAATAAGTGAAATACCTGATAGTGTAGGTAACCTTACTGATTTACAAGAATTTTATTGTGGTAATAATCAAATAAGTGTACTACCTGATAGTATAGGTAATATCACTAATTTACAAGAATTTTATTGTTATAATAATCAAATAAGTGAAATACCTGATAGTATTGGTAACCTTACTAATTTACGACTATTTTGTTGTGATCATAATCAAATAGTTGAAATACCAAATAGTGTAGGTAACCTTACTAATTTACAACAATTTAATTGTCATGTTAATCAAATAGTTAAAATACCATACAGTATAGGTAACCTTACTAATTTACAACAATTTAATTGTCATTTTAATCAAATAGTTAAAATACCATACAGTATAGGTAACCTTACTAATTTGCAATCTTTTTATTGTTCCAATAATAAAATAAGTGCCTTGCCAGATACTATAGGTAACCTTACTAATTTACAAATATTTTCTTGTTATGATAATAAAATAAGTGCTTTACCTGTCAGTATAGGTAACCTTACTAATTTACAATCTTTTTATTGTTCTAATAATCAAATAAGCGAGACTCCTCAATGGCTAAAAGATATGAATATACCTGTTATGATATATACTATTTAACTTTGACTGATGCACTTTTTGTAATTATTAAAAGTATATCAATAATTAATTTATTATTGTTAACTTTAATATTGGATATTTTGCATATCTTATTTTTATAATTTATTAGTAAAATTCAAGTTAGCCACCTTATCACCTTGATGTTCAGGAAGAATATATAGGGGTAAAAAATAAAAAAAATTAAACTTATTTAATTCTTTTTATTAACATATCAATAAGAGCCATATACACAAATGTTAAATAGGAAGATGCTAGCTGATCATATCTTTGTATCAATCTTCTTTTATGGCGTAACCAACTAAAACTATTTTCTACAATTATTCTTTTGTTATACCTTTTAAGTTCTGTTTCTGTCAAACTTTTTATTAAATCTTTATTTTTAATATTTCTTTTATTATAATCTATAATAGGTATATAACCATATTTTTTTAATAATTCTCTAACATTTCTTGAGTCGTATGCCTTATCTGCGAGAAAATATTGTTTATGTTTGTTTGACCCTTCATACTTTTTTGTATTAGTGATAATTAATAAATTCTTTAAATTATTGTGTACATATTTAGAATCATGTATAACGCCACTATCAAAAAGTACACTTATAGGGATACCTTTAACATCAGTTATAATTGATAATTTAGAAACTTTTTTATTTTTGAAGAATTTATTCCTACCAACCTTATTTACCCCAAATTGATTCTGGATAAATTTAGAATCAATTACTTGATATTTTAAATTTGTAGCCTTATTTACTTTATAATAATAATTTAAAATATTTTGATAAGCTATCTTAAATATGTCATTATCTTTAAAGAACTTAAAATGATAATATAAAGCAGAATGATTAACAGTCCCCTTATGATTCCTCCAAGATGATCCAGTTTTTAAAAAATGTAATAATTCGTCCAATATAGTATAAATATTATATTTTTGTGTCTTATATGTATAGTTATACTTATTAGGATATTTTGACTTAACAACTTTTATAATTTCTGAAAAAAAATCAATTCTTTTCATAATTATATTATTACATTTATAAATTAATTATGGATATACTTTTAATAATTACAAAAAGTATACTAACAGAGATTTAAACAGTATATTAATAAAAATAAATTAAGAAGTATTTAACTCATATATTTTTTTATAAAATCATCTTTAGTAATAAGATTTATATTAAGACTTTTTGCTTTATTATATTTAGAACTGGTTGTATCTCCTTTTTTATATACAAGAGCGTAAGTATTTTTAGAAATACTGGAAGATACTGCTCCTCCATTATTTTCTATAAATTTTTCCATATTTTTATCTCTAAACCCAGTAAATACGAATTTTAAATTTTCAAAAATATTTTTATTAGATTTAATTTTTTTTATTTTTTTTGTATTTTTAAGATGTGATATGTCTATAACTTTTTCCAAGTTATGATAAAATGAGAGAAAATTAGGAAAATTATTTACAAAAGATTCGGTTGTTTTTTTGCTAAATCCTTCTAATTTTATAATATTATCATACATTTCATCAATTGACATATTTATTATATTAGGATAAGTATCTGTAACTATTTTGCATTTTCTGATGCCAAAACCTCTTCCAAATCTTCCTGATGCGGCCATAAGTTGGTGTAGTTGTACATTTTTAAAAGAATCTATTATATTTTGATTTATTTTATCAATCAGTGTTTTCCCTAAACCATCAATTTGATACAAGTCTTCTTTCTTAGCGGTAATTATTTTAATTTCAGTATCATATCCATGATTAACCAATAATGTTACAATTCCTTGACTAATATATTTAATACCCATTCTTTTAAAAAAATCAGTTAATTGTTTAATTCTTATATTGTCTTTTTGCGCACCATGAATATCTTTAACAATGATATCTACATTAGTATCAGTCCACTTATAAGGTGTATCTGGCATTTTAGGTTTTCCATTACTTGCAGGTTTAATAACTTTCATAATATGTGGTATTACATCACCACTTCTAACAAGTTTTATGATAGCACCCGGACCTAGTTTATTATCCACAACAAACTTTGCATTAAATGCAGTTGCACGACTTATTGTAGCACCTACAAGAGTAACTGGTTGTATTTTAACGATAGGTTTCAAATAGCCATGTTTTGATGCAGTCCATTCAATATCTATAACATTTACTTCAGCAATTTGATCTGTGAGTACTTGTTTAAAAGCAAATCCATAATTTGGATTTTTTTCGGATATTTTATATATTTTTCCACTATCGATAACAACTATTCCATCTATATCATATGCACCTGTTTCTCTACGAGAAATTAATAGATTACTTAATTTATCATTTGTTAAATTATTAGAAATTTTATGAAATACAGTATTAAATTTGTATGTTTTCAATAATTGCATTTGTTTAGTCTGCTTCATCTGTGGATATATCACAGAATATGCTACAAATTCAGTTAATTTGGCTATATTTTTTGAAAATGATTTTTTTGAGTTTACAAGACCAGCAACTGTATTTCTGGCATTTTTATATTTATCACTAATTTTTTTAAAATTTTCCTTACTTATAACTAATTCGCCTCTTATAGCTGTACCTTCTTCCATACTATCAAATATGACATCATTACCAAATATATATGGTATGATATGGGTTATATCATGTCCAGTAGTAGAATCTCCACGTGTATACAATTTATAGCCATCTTTTTTATATAACATAGCAGAAACTCCATCAAGCTTATCACTTATCACATATGGACCAATATACTTTTTTTTCCATATATCAAGATAATCTGTATCTGGTTTTATTTTATTTAATGATGGCATTTTATAGGGTAAAACAATCTTATTACTTTTTGTAGGTGCACCAACTTCAGTAAGGAATTTATTAGTAGGATCTCGACATGCAAGTATATCTTTTAATATATCGAATATTTCATCTGATACTAGAGATTCTCCAGTATTATAATAATACGATGATAACTTTTTTAACACATTTACAAGACCGGAGATAGATAATGATTTGGTAAATTGTTCTGGTGATCTATTTATTTCGTCTATTGTTGTTTTTGATATACTCATCAATAAATATTTTAATAATAAATAAATTATATTTTATACATAAATTATTTCAATTTTTTATCTAATTATCTGTAAATAAGTACTCAAGTGGCATATATATATATACAATAAGTAATTTATATAAAGTAAATATATCAGATTATATTATAAAGATGAGCATGAAAAAGCAATTGCTTGATCCGATAGGAACAATGTGTAAATTAATATCACTAAATTTCCTTGATGCAAACACAAAAATAAGTATATGTAATCATGTTTTATCATTGGATAAACCATATCAATTTCAATGGTTAGAGAGATCATGTAGAGGTGATAGCCGAGAAAATATAAGTGAATTATATTATGTAATAATAAGAATAATAGATTGGTTTCTTGTGCCAGCAATGATCAATATTGATGATGATGATGATGATACAGATGATGATACAGATGATAATATTAGGAATAATACAGAAGATATTAATGATATAAATGATATAAGCAATTCAAGTAATACATCGACAAAAAGTTTTGATTCATATAATTATTTATACATATCAAAAAGTGAAGAATTGCGAAGATTGGTAAGATATTTATGTGATGGGTTTAGGAAATTACAATACACATATAAATATGGTAATGTTATACTTGTTTTACAATATTATATCAATATACTAGAAGATGGTTTGGATAATATAAATAATATCAGTAGATTACCGAAATTATTAGTAGAAGAAGATATGGAATATGAAAATTTAATTGATTATGATAAATTAAAGAATTTATGGACTGTGGAAAATTTAACTAGAGTATGCAATTTATATGATGAATGCTTTAATGTATATACTAATGAAAATATTCCTAATAGTAACAAGGAAGTACTTATAGATGGATATCAAAAATCAATATATCATATATTAGAGGAAAATGATAAGATTTTTGTAAAATTAGTTGATAACAGCAATAGAGGATAGTATATACTATCTTATGTTATTATTTTATTATGGTTAGTAAATATATATAATGGTAGATTATTTGGAGATAAATCATATAGCACCTATTAGTAGATATATATTTAGTAATTCTGAAAATACAAAATATAAATTGGTTCATATATCAGTTTATAATGGTAGCCCATCTTTAGCTATAATAGATATACCATCTATTGATAATATCAATGATACTGTAAGAGGATATACTGTAAATAAGATTATTAAGATAAATAATAGGACTGGTAATTCTGATTCTCTTAAATTATTCAAAATTAAGGATAACCAATTGTACTTATTATTTACAGGTAAAATTGATAATGATTACATTGAATACAATAGTAAACATACTGTAACACTACATGGTGCACCAACATATACAAAAAATATGCTAAGAAATACAAAATATATAAATGAATCATCTTATTTAAATGAAATATTTTTTAATTTTGATACATCAACTAATGATAAGTGTATAATATCATTACTAAAAGTAAAAGTGCCACAAGAACCATACATAAATAGGATTATTATAAAGAAGTTAAACAAAGGATATTTAATTTATAATAGGTATAGTGATAACATTATAGTGGAAAATATACCTGAACATATAATAAAAAAAATAGATATAGATGGTGATAATCACAATCAACATTTGGATATATTTAGATCTTATTATTGCGAAAATAATGGTAATAAAAAGAGCAAGGATCCAATAAATGAATTTATAGAAGATTATCAGATTGACCTTAATATTTACAAAGGAAATAATTATAATAACAGACTTAAATTGGGTTACAGACCTAAAAAATTTGAGCCATATATTAATAGTATTATTACTTCTCCAGTAGATTGTAGAATAACTCCTATACAAAATAATAAAGGATTTATGTGTAGAATAGCACCACAAGATTATCAGTATGTACACATTCCATATACTGCAAAACTGATTAATATATTTAATAAAGATAAAGCTACAATATATAGATTTGAAACGGATTATTTTATGCCTAATAATGTATATGAAAGAGATTTGTCTGCTGTGATTACTGGTAATTATATTCATCATGGTGTAGGAGTTGGTATGGGATCTAGATATAAACCAGAATTACTTGATGCCCAACCAAATACTAAATTAACATATTCATTAGCTATTATGGGCCAACATATACTTACAAATAATAAATTTAATTATAAGAAAAGAGATATATGGTTTGAGCAAGGTGATGAGCTGTGTAAATTTGTATGTAGAGGTGGTAATATTATTATACTATTTAATAGAGATGTTAATCCAACATCTGATATAGATAATAGAAAATATCAAACATATATTAAATTAAACGATATAATAGGAATTATTAATTAAGTTACTTAAACAGATATGATGATGTATTATCAAATGAGATTCATCACCGGAAAAAAAAGATCCCGCCACCAACTTTCAAATGGTACCAATGTATCTAGAAAAAATATTATATATTTGAAAAAGAGCAAAAGAAGGGATGTAGATGATGATGATGACAATATTGTTGATGAATGTGAATATGGAAATGGTTTATTTGGTCTTAATGATAATGTATCTATTAAAGATAACCATATTTATTTTAGAGGTACAGTAACAAGTAATTCTGTTAGTAAATTAATTAACCTTATAAATGAACATAATGATACATTTCTCGAAGTAGAAAAAGATGTTACTATTAAAAGTATTGAACCAAATCCATTATATTTACATATAACATCATATGGTGGTTGTGTATTTTCATGTTTTAGGGCTATTGATTGTATTAAAAATTCTAGAATTCCTATTCATACAGTAATAGATGGTCATGCTGCAAGTGCAGCAACATTGATGAGTATAGTAGGAAAAAAGAGATATATAACACCACATAGTTATGCATTAATCCATCAATTATCAAGTGGAGCAATAGGGACTTATTGGGCTATAAAAGATGAATTTCAAAGTCTGGAAACTATAATGGATGATATTTATAATGTTTATACATCACACTCAGATTTGAAAAAAGAAGATTTAGAGGAGATGTTGGCCCACGATATATGGTGGAATGCAAAAACATGTATTGATAAAACAATAGTTGATGAAATATATGATGCAAATAATCTATAGATATAATTAGATATAATTTTTCAGGAATATAATTATTTTATTAATTACTAAAATAATTATTAGTTTATCCTACTATAGGACGGATCCTTATCTTTTTTAGTCAGTAGTAACTGATTTTGCTAAATTTCTTGGCATATCTATATCAACTTTACGTAAAAAAGCAAGTTCATATGCAAGAAGTTGAAAAGGTATAACTGATAATAAATATACGAAATTGTTATTTGACGGTATATTTATAATAATATCAGCCTTATTACTATTAATATGTGTAACATTTGTAGTATCAGTGATAGATATTACATATGCATTTCTAGATTTAAGTTCCTCTATAACACTACAATTTTTGCAATAATGTTCATCATCTGGATTTATAATAATAACACATGTACCATCTTCAATAAGAGAATACGGTCCATGTTTCAATGCAGATGAGCTATATCCTTCAGCATGTATATATGATAATTCTTTTATTTTAAGAGCACCTTCTTTAGCTATAGCTTCCGAAATACCCTTTCCCAATATAAATATATGATCTTTCATATAAATATTTTGTGCAACTGCTTTAATCTGATCATGTACACTGCTAATACATGCCATAATATTATCTGGCAAAAGCTTAATATCATGTATTAATTTTCTTCTTTCATCTATATTAATTGATCTGGTCTGACTAAACCAGATAGCTATGAGATATAACACTATTATTTGGGAAGTAAATACTTTTGTTGAAGCAACACCAACCTCTCTTCCTGAATTTAAATAAACACCACAACTAACTTCACGTGTTATCATTGAATCAACAACATTAATAACACCTATTAGATGTGCATTTATTTTATTATTTTTTATAGTCTCAATAGCATTAAGAAGATCTCTTGTTTCTCCAGATTGAGACAATAATATAATCCCATTATTATCATTTTTTGGCAAATCTGTTATATCAAATTCTCCCCCATCTATAACTTGAACACTGTTAAAATTACAAATCTTCTTAAATATTCTTGAAGATGCTAAACCTGCATAATAAGATGTACCGCATCCGATTAATGTAAGATTATTAATTGATGATAATTCAAACATATGTTGCATTAATCCACCTAATTTAACTTTACTATCTGATTCTAATCTCCCTCCATTACCTATCGCCCTTTTTGAACTGTCATATTGTTCATATATCTCTTTTAATGTCCAATGAGGATAGGGATATGGATCAGTACAATCCATACTTGCACTGACTGTATAAATATCTTCTGTACAGTCAATATTATATGATATTTTATTATTATGTTTATTAATTACAACTAAATTGTTATTACTTATACATTTATAATTATCAACAAATTTGCAAAATCCACTCTGTTCAGATGATATTACTGCATAATCATCTCCTATACCTACCAATAAAGGACTTCCATGTCTTATCGCATATATAGTGTCTGGAGTATCTGTACATAATATAACAAGTCCCCAAGTTCCACGTAATTTGTTAATGGTTGTTTTAATAGAATCTTCTACATTATGTGTTTTTGTATAAATAAGACTTATAAGATTAACTATAACTTCAGTATCTGTACCTGATCGGCAATAAATTCCATTATTTTGCAATTCAGTTTTAATTTCCAAGTAGTTTTCGATAATACCATTATGAACAAGTGCAAATTTATTTTGGTAACATAAATGTGGATGAGCATTGGTATCAGTTTTACCACCATGTGTACTCCATCTAGTATGTCCTATACCTATATTACTGTTCATGAAATAATTATCCCTATCAATAAGATTTGATATAGCCTTTTTTGTATCCGTACTTGCAGATTTAGATATAGTAAATACATTCTCAAAATTAATAGTACAAATACCAGCACTATCATACCCTCTGTTTTGTAACATTTTAAGCCCATTTATTATATATCCATATGCTTCGTTATAGCCAATATATGCGCAAATACCACACATTTATAATAATATATAGATAATACATATATTTTATATACAAAATAATATACATGTGCATACAAACAATATTATTTTTGCATTGTCTGCAAAATATATAATTATATACTATATATGACTGTATTGGATAGAATAATTGATTTTAAATTTGATAAAGGATCTAATATGACACTCCTTAAAATAATTGCAATGTATTATTTAATAGTTGCTAACAATTATACAAAATATTTACATTCTAACCAATTATCAACATTTTTATCAAATAATAAATTTGCCCAATTAATAATAAGTTATTTAACCATTTTGTTTATAACAGTTAACTTTTCAGGTATAAATGATATGAAAATTGCTAATCTTTACTCAAGTATAGCATTTGTAATATTTATATTATCTACAAAATTAGATTTATATTGGAGTATAGGAGTAATATTGGTTATATTCTTTTTCTTTTTTTATGAAAATAAAACAGTCAATAAGTTAAATATAGTCAAAAAAGATGAAGCAATAAGTAATGAAGAAAAGAAAAATATTAAAAATGATATAAAATTAACAAGAAGGTCAGCTATAATAACATTAATAATAATAATAATAATAGGTATGATAGGATATGCAAACAAAAAATACACTAAATTTGCTGATAAATTTAGTGTAGGAGAATTTCTAATATAAATAAAATTGAAACTAGTATACAAAAATTATATTGTATTGTATAACAGCATAATATAATTATACATATAATACCATCATATTATGGCTAATATAATATTTAACAGAAATTGCAATAACTGCAAAAAAGGTTTCCAAATTTTAGTAAAAGAAGTAAAGACAATAATAACTCCATCATTATCATCTCCCTCATGTGGGAGTGGTAATGGATTTGATATGAATGTCAAATTCCGCGTTGATACTGATTTTGACACTAATTGTGATTTTGGTGATAATGGTAATGATAATGGTAATGATAATGACATTAAAAAAAATGTATTTCTTAATGTGTCAGATGATTATTTAGAAAAGATGAGCATATTGCACACAAAAGGCCATAACTAAAATAGGTTAGTATAATTGCAATATAGTATGAAAATATAGGATAAAATATATATGTAATTTATATAATAATGGGATCTGCTATTACAGTAATGTTATCTTTTACAAGATATTTCAATATTGCGTTAGTTACTACATTAGCAATTTATAAAATTTCTAAACCTAGAGAAAAGTATAAATTATTATTTCCATCAATAATAATATTCATATTATTTATATTAATCCTAATTTTATTATTTAGCAGGACAATAAAATTAGATGATAATTATAATATATTCAATTATTATTCAACACCATTACCATATATAGTTGAAATTATGCTACCATTAATCATTTTACCTTTACTTTACATGAATAATAGGGATGATTATGGGTTATTCTTATTAGCTAGTATATATATTTTAAGTATGTATGGAGCATTATTTCCTCCAAAAAATAGTTTTGATTATGTTGCAGCAAAAAATGTATTAAATAGTTTATTTTCGTACTAAATAAATGTATATAATATTTGGTAACATCAGATTATATAACCTCAGCTGATAGAAATAAATTAATAAATGTTAGAAGTAATGATAAATGCTCCTTATATATGAATAGTCGTATGAATAAAAATAATTTCTTTATACTTGAATGCGATTTTTTTTCAAAAAGATCATAACGTAGCTCCTGATGAAAGACAATATGTTGATGATTTATTGAAAGGTTATATGAATCAAGATCAAAAAAATTGATTTATGAAATATATAATTAATATATATATATGTTCAATAATAGTATTAATATATATACTGTATGAGATTAACAAATATCTTGTATGCTTTGCCACTTTGCATTATAAGTTATATGATGCCTAATAGTAATTTAATTATAAAATTAACTACACTTGATAGTTTTTATATAGCTATAGAATTTATTATATCATTCCTTAACAAAGAATTAAAGGAGATAGATATAATTAACAAAAATGCTACAGTGTACAATAAATCATTAATGGATAGATATATATTGTATATTATGGTGTATGTGTTGTATATGTTGATATCATGTTTCTTATGGTTACCTAAAATAGGTATATTAGAAAATATATTACTAGGAATAGTAATTCCACCTATAATAAATAGAATATTAGATAATTATTATTTTCTTGTAATAATAAAAAAGAAAGAACAATTTATAAAGAAGATTATAGCTAAAAATTTATCAAAAATAATAGGTATATATGCTGACATATATCTAGACAAAAAAATTCACATCAAATACAAGGAACTCTTACCTTTATTAGATGATTATAAAAGAACTATTGAGTACACATATAGTATAATAAAAACAGCATTAACTTTAATATTATTATCAAAGGTACGAGAATATTCTCCTAATTTTTACTATGTTTTGTCTAAAAGATTGTACACATACAAAACAGGAAATATGTTGCACAGTTTCAATACAAATAATGCAAAGGATTTACTTGTAGCGATGATAAATTCAAGAAAATGGGATGAACTTTTAAAACCAAACGTACAAAAGGCTATAATTGAGCTATACAACTCAAATAACAATGATACTAATATTATAGATACTATTGTTACACAATTTAATTACAAAATATTAAAATTAAGCACAATACTACTCCTATGCCCTCTTTTTAACTGTTGGTATATGGCTCCTATCTGTTCTACAATATTTATATTATATAGGGACTTATCAACAAAAAACAGTGTGTACAGACTATTAGGACCTGTGATATCATTATGTTATGGATATTTTAATAGTAATTGTGTAACAGCATGTATTTTGTCAGAATTGTCATATAATATAATAGTAAATAATATAACTGAAAATATATATAAATCAGCAATTAAAAAAGTCAAAAATAATATTAAAATATTATGTCACTATAATAAAAATGATAATACATTTTTTGTTATAACTGCCATATATATGATATTATTGTCTGTATTGGCAAAATCAAGTATAACATTAATAATAGGGTTTCATATCATATATAATTTACTACTTAACAATAATATTGATAGAACAGTTATTATGACACTAATGTTTTGCACTACATATATATCTAGTTTTAATGTGTGGCATGTATTAATAAATAGTTGTATATTATATGGATTAAATCCAATTATATATATAATAATACATAATGTAAAACATTACATTAATTATGAATCTCCTATTAAACCAACAGAATCAAATAATATAATTACCAATAGCTCATATGCTATTATAAATGATAATCCTATAGATAATGTATGTGATATTGATAATATGGATAATGATAAAGATAATATATTTGAAGTTAATAAAAGTACATTTTATAAAAATATATGTGTTGATAATAGTCTTTTGAATTTATCAAATATTATAATATATGAAAATTATATGGATAATAAATAGTTAATATATTTTCATATTATACATATAGCAAATAATATGAAAATATTAATATTAGTTAGAAAAGCTACAAAGAATAAATATATTAACAAACAAAATTATATGTATAGCAGATCTCATTTATATGGAATTTTGCTACAAGAATATTTTAAAAGTGTAAATATTGATGCAGTTTTAGATAGATTTATTTATGATAACAAAAGATCAATTAATTCTGGTACTGTAAACAAACTCGCATACAAAGATATTAATCATATTATACTTATTGATATGTATGGATTTTATAAAAAAAATATAAATTATATTCAAAAGTTAAAAAGCATTATAGATGGACATATTATAAGCATAGGATATTCTAATAAATATATAATGGGAGAAGATATGTCTTTTTTTTCAGAGTATAGTACACATTCTGTTAAACATGGAACATATATTAATTATTTTTCTGATCCAAATTTATGTTTTCCTAAGAGTCATAGTGGTATATGGATATTGGTTGATGATTTTGACAGTTCTATTAAAGATAATATACTTAGATACAAATATGACAATAAATATACTAATATTACTATTAGAGGCATCAAAGGCAATGCAATATATGAATATGATATAAATGGTAATCGGATAAATGTAAAAATTATTAATAATTATTTGGAGTATTATGATATTTTTTGCAAAATAGATTTATATTTTGTAACTGATTATGTAAAAGATCCTATGATTATATCAGATTTGTCTATGTGTAATACATTAATAATATCTAAGAAAGGGATATTATCAGATAAAATAATAAAAAAATTTGGTATTATTATTACAAATAATAATATTAATTGGGAAAGTATTATACAACATAAAAATATACATAATAGTAGAGATTATATGATTCAAAATGGTATGATTACAGATAATATATTTGGGAAAGTACATGATTATGTTTTACGGAATCATATAACCAGAAAAATTATAAACACAGACAATACGCCGGATATCCAAAATATTGTAGATAATAATAAAATAAATACTAATAAGAAAATAGATATGTTAGTAAATAATATGGATAATAACAAACATAAAACATACACCAATATAAAAATAATGCAAAATAATTTATTATCAGTGTTACAGTGATACTATATTTGATAGATATATAATATCAGCATATATATTATAATGAGTTATCCAGAACTAGAAGATGATAATTTTTATTCAAGGATAAATAGGAAATATAAACGTTATACTATTCCAAAAAAGAAAAAAACATTTAATCAGATTTGTTTTCCAAAAGAATACAAATTACAACCACAACAAGAATTACTAGCAAAATATGTAAATCCCAAAACAGATTATAAGGGATTATTAGTATTTCATCGTATAGGTGCTGGGAAGACATGTACAGCAGTAAATATATGTGAACAATGGAAAGGGATAAGAAAAATTATAGTTGTTGTTCCAGCATCTTTGGTTGGGAATTTTAGGGATGAATTAAGAAGTCCATGTGCTGGAAATAATTATTTAACTGGTAAAGAAAGAGAGCAACTTAAAAAATTACATCCATTAAGCGATAAATATATTAGTATAATAAAGGAAAGTGACAAAAGAATAAATAAATATTACAAAATATATTCTTACAATAAATTTGTTGATTTAGCTATGGATAACAAAATAAAATTAAACAAATCTATATTAGTAGTAGATGAGATACAAAATATGGTATCCGAAACCGGAATTTATTACAAAACATTATATAATACTATCCACAATGCACCTAGAGATTTACGTATCGTATTATTATCAGCAACACCTATGTATGATAAGCCGATAGAAATAGCATTAACAATGAATCTTTTACGATTACCGTATGAACTTCCTACAGGTAGAGAATTTGATAATACATTTTTAAAGATTAATAAGAAAAAAGATGGAAAAGTGTCTATTAAGGCTAAAAATTTAGATATGTTTAAAGAAATGACAAAAGGATATGTATCCTATTATAGAGGAGCACCACCTCATGTATTTCCAGAAGAAAGGATTAAATATGTTAGGTGTGAAATGAGCGACTATCAATACAAGAGTTATTTGGCCGTATTAGAAAAGGAAGAAAAAAAGGCAAAAAAGTCTTCAAAATCAAAATCAATACAAGGTTTTAGAGTAGGTGATATATTAAAATTACCAAATAATTTTTTTATAGGCACAAGAATAATATCAAATATAGCTTTTCCTAATAGAATGATAAATGCAGATGGATTTGAATGTCTAAAAAAGAAACATTTAGAAATAAATAATCTTGAAACATATTCTACAAAATTTTATAATATAATTAAAAGGATAAAAAGATCACAAGGACCTGTTTTTGTATATAGTAATTTCAAAGAATACGGAGGTATTAAAAGTTTTGTGAAAGTTTTAGAAGCACATGGATATGTTAATTATAGTGATTATGGTGAAGGGAGAAAAAGGTTTGCTATATGGTCAAGTGATATTAAAACATCTGATAGAGAAACAATTAAGGCAGTATTTAATCAACGTTCTAATAAAAATGGTTCCAAAATAAAAATAATGTGTGGTACTCCATCAATATCTGAAGGTGTATCATTATTAAGTGTTAGACAAGTCCATTTATTAGAACCTTATTGGAATCAGAGTAAGATAGATCAGATTATAGGTAGAGCAGTAAGATACTGCTCTCATAAATATTTAGAAGAAGATAGAAGGATTGTTAATGTATACATATATATTGCTACCCATCCAAATGAAAAAATTACAATAGATGAGTATATTTTGAAAATGTCACAATCAAAAAATAAACTTATTAAAGAATTTGAATTAGCACTAAAAGAATCAGCTATTGACTGTACATTATTTAAAAATGCAAATGTATTCAAAAACGAGGGAGAAGATGATATAATATGTGAGAAATAACCATATAAAAATATATAAAAACATATAAAAATATAATGCGATTTACAATGTAATATGTCATCTTTAGATAGAGCAATAGCAACTGAAACAGGCCGCCAAACTTACACAACTACTGAAAATGGTGCGCTAGCATACAAAACAACAGGGAATAGTTGTTTGGATTTGTTTGCTTCAGTTGTTAGAGATACAGATAGACAGACTATGGATAAAATGGTTGAAAAATCATTCAATGAAAATCCACGTGTTACTTTAGCTATATTAATGCATTTACGTGATGCAAGATATGGAAAAGGAGAAAAGAATATAACATACTATGCTCTATTATGGTTAAGGCGGAATTATCCATTAATTTATCTTTATAATATCAAAACATTTATTGAATTAGGATACTATAAAGATTTATGTCTTATTACAAAACTAGTCCATACAGAAAAATTAGATCATTTAGGAGAAAAAACATATATTGAATTAGAATATTTTGCTGATCTCCTTAAAGATGATATTAATAAAGATAATAATATATCATTAGTTGCAAAATGGGCTCCAAGTGAAGGTAGTTTCTTTGATAAAGATGAAAATGGAAAACAGGCAAAAACTATTGCTAAATTATTATTTCCGAATGATAAAGCATGCAATAAAAAATATAGAAAAGAGGTAAGCGCATTAAGAGAAAAGTTAAAAATTGTGGAGAGACTTATGGCTGAAAATAGATGGGATGAAATTGAATTCTCGCACGTTCCAGCAAAGGCACATAAGATACTAAGAAATGCATTTAATAAACACCAAGAAGAAAGATACAAAGAATATTTACAAAATGTGAAAAATGGATCAGCAAAAATAAATACATCTGGTCTACAACCACATGAACTTGCTAATAAATATGTATCAGGATTTAATGTTCCTATTGATGATACTATAGAGGTTCAATGGAATGCTTTAGTTAATAAATTAGCAGAAAAAGGTAATTTGAACAGTTCTGTTGCTGTTGTTGATGTATCTGGATCTATGTCTGGGCAGCCGATGATAGTTGCAATAGCATTAGGATTACTTACATCCCAATTAACAGATGAACCTTTTAGAAATCATGTGATAACTTTCACACAGACACCTAAATTACACCGCGTTGATAATGAAACTTTAAGAGATAAAATCAATAACATAAAAAGGATGGATTGGGGAATGAACACTAATATTCTTGCTGTTTTTGATCTTATATTAGGGAAAGCTGTTGAATTTAATGTTCATAAAGATGATATGGTAAAAAATATATTTATATTCACTGATATGCAATTTGATAAGGCAAGAGATGGACCTGCAAAATGGAGTACTATTTATGATATAATAAAAGGAAAATATCATAATGCAGGTTATGACGTTCCTAATATGATATTTTGGAATTTAAGAGCAACAAAAGTATCATTTCAAGCAAATAAAGATACTGAAGGTGTTGCAATGGTTTCAGGATTTTCTGGTGAATTATTAAAATTATTTATGGATAATAGCGAATTTACACCATTAAGTGTAATGAATTTAGCTATTCAACCTTATATTGACAAAGTCAGAATAAATTAATCTGTATATTTATATATATAGATCAATGAATAACTTAATTATCTGTTTATTTTGTATAGCAATTTTATTAATTTTTATTAATAATTATAAAAATGTAGAAGGGATGACTAATTCACCACTTGCAACATATTTAACAGAAACAGAATTTATGCGAGGAAAGTATCCTGTACAAGGACCTTGTATCGCTAAACAATGGGATACTCCATATGCTCCTAGTTCATGTGGATCCTATGCTGATCTTGCATGGCATAGCGTGGAACCTAGAAAAATAGTAATAGATAATCAATTAAATTGTGCTTCATGTAATGAAAGTAATTATAACACTCCAGTTGGTTTAGGTGGATATGATAACAAAAAAGATGCATTCATAACACCAGATCTTATAACTCATTATAAAGAAAATCCACATAGTTTATCTCATAATATGGATAATGGAATTGCACCAACTTGCCAAAGTTGTGCTATGATAAAAGGACTAGCAGATAAAGGATGTGGATGTGCAAAAAAAAATATGTATATTATTAATTAATGTGTCTATAATATTATAAATATATTGTAGATTAGTTATATTTAATGGACAGTTCAGATAGATTACTAATATTATTCTTATTATTAGCATTGTTATATGCTCTTTATAGATATCAGCAAAGTATGGTTGATAAAGAAGAAGAAAATAATAATAATAATAATAATAATAATATGGCTAAAAGTAAAATTGAAAATGATACAGGTAAAAATGATATTAACGATGTGCGAATTGATAATGTAAGCCAATTGGATCTAGGATCATATGAAGATGTTAGATCGTTACCAAATGATTCTTTATTAGGATCATTCTCGGATGATATATCTGCTCTTTTGGATGAGAATTATTAACAATCAAAGGCTAGCAAAAATCCATTAGCGTATATAACTATATCTACCAATTCTAAAGAAATCGGAACTATAGTAATCGAACTTTATAAAAATATTGTACCAAAAACAGTTAATAATTTTATTATATTATTAACTTCTGATAAAGGAAAAGGTTATATTGGATCAAAATTTCATAGAATTATACCAAATTTTATGATACAAGGAGGAGATTTTACAAAAGGCAATGGTACAGGAGGATATAGTATTTATGGAAAATATTTTGAAGATGAAAATTTCAAATTATCACATGACCAGCCATTTTTATTATCAATGGCTAATTGTGGACCTAATACCAATGGAAGTCAGTTTTTCATAACTGTTGCTAGCCAACCACATCTTGACGGTAAACATGTAGTATTCGGAAAGATAATAAATGGATATGATGTTGTTAAACAAATAGAATCTTTTGGATCTACTGAAGGAAATCCAACAATAGATGTAATAATAACAAAGTGCGGACTTTTAACATAAATAATCGTGTGAATTATCCATATATGGATAATCACATAATGTCTAACTTAAACAATAATAGCGATAATTTTGTATGTATAGGAACATTAATAACAGAACTTGATGATATTATAAAATGTTATAAGATACTTTATAAGTATCTAATAAATAACCAAATAGATAAATTACATGAAATATTTGATATGAAAACATTATCTGGTAATTTATGCATACCAGATAAACCAGAAAAAATGGTCCTTATTATGGCTAACAAAAAAATAATTATTGAATCATTATGTGTGAAAAAAGTAAAATATCTACAAAAAAAAGATAATGATGATAAATTGTTGTATTTTGTAGGTAATCCAGCTATAATTAATTATAACGATAATAAACTGACCACAAAAAAAACAGCTTACCCAGCTTATTATTATGTTGTTAAAAATAGAATAACTCCTAATTATAGTTATGCCATAAATACTGTGCATGATACTCTAACATTATGTACTGACAGTGATATCTGTTTACATAATGCTAAAACAGTTATGCCATATAATATATATGTATGTACTTATCAAAATAATAGATATTTTTTTGATGTGAGTGATAATATCGATAATAACAAAAATAGTAATGAAAATAACAAAAATAATAATGAAAATAACAAAAATAGTAATGAAAATAACAAAAATAGTAATGAAAATAGTAATGGTAATGATAGGGGAGAATTTATAGGCTTAATTGATGCATATATAACAGCATTAATTGATGCAAGAGATATTATTATTGAAAATAGCAATATTGAATCTACATATTAATGTTGTTTATTTTGTTGTTCAAAATATTTAATAAGTTTATATAATTCCTTTGACTCTTTTATCTTTGATTTGCCTTTAGGTATGTTATAAGGTCTCTTAATATCAATTATTAATACGTATCTATCATTATCTGAATTATTTACAGCATAATGCTTTTTTGAATCATCAAAAATAAGCCATTTATATTTTTGGTGCAATTTCCTTTCTCCATTAACTACCATATAACACATATTATTGTCAGATAGTACGAGTGGATAATGACATCTCAATATATAGTTAGATAATTTTTCCCATCCTTGATGCTCTTTAAGTCTTGTTTTTGCACTTAATTTTGAAAATAAAGCTGTTTTCAAGTCAGGTATTTTTTTAAGAAATTCCATAGTTTTTGGACAATGTATAAACATCTTCTTGTTCCATATATCAAAGCCATATAATGGTATTATGTTCCATTTTTCATTGTCATACAAATATCTTTCTGGCCATTTTATCCAATCTGTTTTATTATCTATCATATTTTTAAGCTCTTCTGTTATATCCTTTTTATACAATTCTATAATATTTAACTTTGTTTCTATATCATCTAAATTATAGTAATTTTTTCCTTCATACCTTTTGTACATACATAAAAAATATAGTAAGATTAATAATATTGCAAATAATAGTAGTGTAGCTATTATTATCATAATAATAGGTATATACATATATACCAAAAAAAATTGATATTCTAACATATTGAAACCTTAGACTTAAATATTAGAATATATACTTATATTATCAATGGCTGTAACTAAATCATCTACAAAAGGAAAATCTAAAGGAAACAAATTCCGTAATAAAGATACTGAAAAATCTAATTTAGTTTTTGATGTTACTTTTATGAAAAAATATATGAATAAATATATGAATGACCATTATGGAGAATTATTTGACTCTATTAATAAAAAAATTAGTATAAGTAAGGCCCATATTGCTATGGCCGCAGGATTACAAAAATTATCCTATGATGTTATTAAAGAAGTATATAACAATACTGATAAAGGAAATGATAATATGGCCCGTATTACTTTTTCTAACTTTAAAACAACTATCTTAGCAA